GCTGCAGAGCGAAGCAGACGAGATCCTCCAGATCGGGGTTCTCGGTTCTAGTACCATCAGCCGCGCGCAGCCCCTGGTAGATGTCTACCTGGACCTGCTCACGGATCGTCAGTTCACTGCTTACGTCGGTGTCGCCCATCGGAACCACGTTCCAGGCCACCCCTTCAGTGATCACACAGAAGGGCAACACCGCTTTGGGTGGAGCCATGTCGCGGTACGCGGACACGCCGAGGCCGAGCGACTCGATCACGCTCTTGATCGCCCCGGCTAGTGTCACGTTCGGTGCCATTAATACGGCCCCCATCTCGCGTACCAGATGCAGTACAGAATCATCCCACCAAATAGGAGGATCCCGAACACATCTTTCATCTCAAGCCCTGGATCATTTCTCTCTCGTAATGCGCCTGTGCCGCAGCCAACCCCGGACGTAGGAACGGCTGAGCCCGCATAAACCGCGTGCCAAACTCCACAAACGGTGCATACGGCACATCATCGAACAGAACCATCTGTACGTCGGAGTGCGCCTCCCCAGTGTCCAGGTCAGTCTGCACCCCGTTTCGCAGCCGTCCGGTATCGACCGGGCACCGTGCCTTGGCCTCGCGCTCGGCGAGTTCGGCCAGCCGCCCCATGTTCGCCCGGAGGCCGGAATCCCAGTCGTCCAGCGCTCGTACTACCGCGTCGCGCCACTGGGCCTCGTTCTCCCACGTGATGTGCGCGGGCATCAGCTGGACTCGGGCTGCTGCCAGGGCAGCGTGTATCCCTCGCTCGAAACGCGGGTCGGATGCGGCGATTCGCCACCCGTGTCGATGGTCCAATCGATCTCGGTGCTGCGCTCCACCGACACGTCGCGGTCGGTGTCGGTGTGGGTGTGCCCATGCGAGTCGTGTTCGACGTCGACGTCCACGTCGCTGTCCACCTGCACGGGCTCGGACTGGGTGGTCTTCTCCTCACGCCGCTCCTGGCGACGCTCAGTAAATCGGGCCATTAGGGGTTCCAGCTCCTCGCTACGTCGACGACAACCCTAGTCGGGTTAGTGAGCGTAAACACGCGGAACGGGAGGCGCGCACGCACCCCGAGACCCAGCGAGGTCACGCCTTCGAAGGAGCCTGCCCATACCACCGAGCGGAACACGGGGAATCCCGACACCGATGGCAGGGCAGGCCGCACCTCTCCGTGGGCGAACACAACCACGGAAAGCCGAGCGCCTCCTGGCACATTTAGGACGCGTCCGGATGGATCTTCGGTGATGACGCTCTTGTACTCGACCCGGAAGCCGGGAACCGGACCCCGGACGTCGAGGACCAGCCGGTCGAAGCAGGGTTGTACCCCGGCCCTCACTCCGACCAGATCGCCCGAGATGGCGGTCGAGGCGCTGGCCTTCGGCAGCGAACCCCAACCAGTCGGGCAGCCAACGGCATTGGCAGGCGAACTCGCCCCCACTAACGCGGCTAGTAGTAGGCCGATCACGAGCATCATCGCACGGATCATGACACCATCACTCGATTCATCTTGAAGGGTTCTAGCCAGGCGTCGACTACGGCGTCTCCTGTTGTTCGGTCCCCCGGTTGCCCAGATCGGATTTGCGGTGGCCCAGGGTCGGTCTGATCTGCCTCGGTCGTGGCGGGGGGTCGCCCGATCGGATTACCCTCAGCGTCGGCCTGCGCCGTGAACGGCTCGGGAGAATAGACCGCAGCCAGTCGAGCACAGGCCCTCGCGATTGGCACCGGAGTGTTACGAGTGCCAGCATCAGCGACAACGACCCACTCCTGTCCGGCCATGATCCACCAGCCGTCAGGCATCCAGGTGTGACCATCGTCGTCAAGGATCCCGGTGTCCACGCCGTAGCAGAGCATCGGTAGGCGCGCGGTCCCCGTGTCATCAGTGACCACGCGGAACGCAATCTGGGTCGGTGCCCAGACGTGCCTAGTGTACCGGTCGATAACGACGCGGGCGGACAGGAGCGCTGCATCGATCTCCTCCGGGGTCCCCGTCGCCCCCGCATCCATCGCCTGTTGCTGGGTCGCGTACGGCGTCAGCGTCGGGTCTGGCTCCGGGCTCGGGTTTGGTGTCGTCATCTTCTGGCCCCCGATATCTCTTCGGCGGGATCGGGGCGCGATCCTCGCCGCACATCAGCTGGGCAGCGGCTGGACGTCCGGCAGGTCGTCGAGCGCGTCGTGCACCTGGTTGAGGTGGTCGAGGCACAGGCTGAAGCCCTTGCACACGGCCTTGGCTTCGGACATCTTGCCGCCGGACGATTGCAGGTAGCAGGCCGTGCAGACCAGGTTGCTGTTGCTGTTGCCGTTGGCCGGAGGTGTGGGCTCGGACATTTGATCACGTCTCCTCATCGCTTTTTGGTCCTTCCGCGCCCGTGCCTGGCTGAGGCCGCGTTCGAGATTCGTGCAGCCTTCTTCTTAGACATGCCTTGGGCGCGTAGGGCCTCGTACACCCTGGGGTGCTTGAGTGACCGGTACTTCTTACCGGGCACCGCTGCCGCCCCCTCCGGGCGTACCGCCCTTCTGGACGGCGTTCTGGTGGAGGTCCCGGTGCGTGACGCACAGGAGATTACCGTCGATCATGATGATGCCGTCGGTGTTGGCGGGTCGATCTGCCACCGGCATCTTGGCGCACTTGACGCACATGAAGATTGGTCCGGTCATTACGACACCTTAACGAACGCAGGCGGTGCGTAGACCGCCAGCTGGCACCGGGTCTCTGCGAGCAGGACCAGGATGTTCTTCGTGAAGTTCACGTCGTGGCTGTCCGACATCAGGATGCGGACGCCCGGCTTGCGCCAAAGCGTGGCGCCTTCGTGGTAGGCGCCGACGAGCGCGGTGCCCACAGTGATCGAGGTGGTCGGCACGACCGGGAGACCCCAGACCCGAGGCGCGCTGAGCGACGCCGGATCCCGGGTGAAGAGGAACTGACCGGTCGTGGCGTCGCGCGTCAGCTCGATACCCTCCCAGTCGGTCGGGTGCATCACCACGCCGGACGGCGTGTAGTTGGCGATCTGGAGCTTGGTGATCGCCTTGCGGACCGCGACCAGCATCCCATCCGTCGAGACGGCCTGGGTCTGGATGCCCGACACGTTGAGGATGCCGCGCATGTTCGGCGCGGTGCCGTTGCCGACGAGGCACTGCGTGTCGATCCGCTTCTCGACGCCCCACGACAGGCGACCCTGGAGGTAGCCCGTGAGCTGGGAGTCGTCCTCGGCCGCCTGCCGAGTGATGGGGATCCAGTGCGCGATCGTGGCCAGGGTCGAGCTGGTGACCGTGAAGGTGATCGCGGCCTCGGGCTTGGCCTGACCCTCCGCCACCTCGGTCGCGGCGTTCGTGAAGCCGGACTCCACGACCCACTCGATCACGTTCGACGTGGCGACCTGCTGGTCGAAGAGATCGGCCACAACCAGCGGTGCCTGCGGAGCGAGCCAGATTCCGGGTCGCCGCGCGTTCTGCGGCGGGTTGGTCGTGGTCGTGACCAGGGTGCGCAGGTCGGTCGCGTTCGGCAGCGAGAGGATCTCGGCCGACCCCACCATGCCACGTGCGCGGTAGTTGGTGACGCCCTCGGCGAGCTGCTCGCGCCAGTTCTCGGGCACGGTAAGCACCGGAGCGGGGGGTGCATCTTCGGGCCGTCGCTGGCCACGCTCACTCGGGTGAGGAGCGTTAGGGTCGCCCGCCGTGGGGCGCCACCGCTCGACGACTTCGAGGCTCTGCAGGCGACGCCTGCGCTCGTTGGTCGCCTGGGTGATCTGGTTGCGTCGCTCCAGCTCGGACGCGATGTGGTCGGCCCGAGTGGCGTGCTCCTCGGTCGCGTCGTCGGAGTCGAGGATGCCGAGTACTTCGTCGCGGGCAACCCGCAGCTCGGCGTCAGTGAACTGGGTGTAGTCGGTCGGAGGATCGGCAACGCCTGTCCGGTCGCGGACGTCGGTCGCGCCGAATGCCCGAGCACGGGCATACTTGATCTGAGCCCAGGTGGGCCTGTCTGCCACGGGGAGCATTTCTGCCCTTTCGGATTAGATTGACTTCAATCGGAGTCGCGCTCTCGCGATCCGACGCGCGTCTGTGGCAGACGGAGTTTGACGCGCGCTTGTCATGTGCGACCCAGGCACCGCCGCCATCCGGGCGACGATCTGGCTGACTTCAACTAGCTTGACTGCGATAATGCGGTTGGCCTTCTCCTCGTCGAAGATGGCCGATCGGAATCCGACGCTCAACTCGGGGGCCGTGCGCGACTTAGCACGGGTTCGAGCGTCCCTACCGTCTCGGGTGTCGTCCCACCACCCCTCGATCCAGAGCCCCTCGGCGCGGTCACTGGCACGGAAGATGCCGACCGGCTGACGTGGATCATGCATCCAGCACAGAGCGTACGGCTCACCGTCGAGTCCACCGGCCGACCAGCAGCCAGCCGCGAACTCGGTGCCGTAAGCGTCGATTGTGTCGTGTCGACAGGCCCAGCCTCGGAAGTGCGGGTCGCTGCCTTCACCGTCGTCCCAGCGGACGTCGAGATCGGAGAACGCTACTGTGCGATGAAAGTCAGATTCGATTTCCATCCGGGTCTCTCTCATTCCAAACGTACACAACGCCTTCGCGTGTACGTTCTTTGAGTGAGCCCGGGATATAATCGGTGACCATCGTGGTTTCGCGCGTTAGCAGGTATCTCCACGTACCATAGCGGCCCAGCTTGATGTCGAGGTATTGTGGCAGACTACCTCGGTGTTCTCCGGTTTGACCATCGATTGGGCCGCCTCGCATTACCACGGCAGTTGTGGTGTCGCCTAGCGGCCCAAGTATCGTAAGCTTACTCACGATAAAGAGCCCTCAATCTCCAGCGGTCGGCCGTTCGGGGGTACCAGCCGCGTTGTTTGAGAGAGCCGCTGTCGATAAGGTGTCAGCGTGACCACCCCGGAGCCGTCAGGCAGCGGATCTCTACCGAGATCGGCACGCGCCTCGTCGATCGTGAGGACGTCGCACTCGACCAGACTCACGGTCCGACTAACCCGTGAGTCCATGTTCTCTTGCAGGGCCTCGACTTCCGACACATCAAAATGCGCGGTGAATCGAGGATCGGGTTGGGTCTGGAGGTCGATCTCGCTCGCGACCGTCTGGAGCTTGGGGAGGATGGTGTCGCTCCACAGAGTGGCCCGAGCCGCGTCGCGGTTCTCGTAGGTCGTGCCGCCCATCAGGTAATCGCGGGGGATTCCGAAGGCGAGCATGATCTCTTCCGCACTCCGCACGCGGGTATCCAGATAGCCAACTTCGGCTGGAGTGAGGGTGATTCGCTCGTACTTAGCTTGTACCGGACCGCTCAGGACAAGGTGTCGACCGGCGGTCTCCGGCGATTCGTGTCGTGCTCGCAGCTCAGAAGATACCTGCTTATGAGTGTCCTCATCGACGTCGCCAAGGTAGACCACGCCAGCGGGGGTCCCGTTTCGACGCATGACCGAGGTTTGGTAACGACGGGTATAGTCATCCAGATCAATCGCGAAGGTCGCTGCTCGTAGGGGAGCAAGACAACCCCATACGTCGTCCGGATCGGGGTAGCGCAACCACAGCATCTCTTCTGGCAGGAGTACCCCGGTTTTGCCGCTAGACGAATTGAGTCGATATCCAGTGAGGACACCAATACCCCCCGGTCCGGTGTCGTCAATGATGGGTTGGACGGACCAGCCAGAGTCCAGCACGTGCAAGCTTTGCACCGGACCCTGGCCGGTCTCGCCCCGGTCCATGAACACGAACGACTGCCCTGAGACCTCCAGACGCAACCAGCAGATCTCGCGCAGTACCCGCGCCGACATATAGTCGTTGGGAGCGTGATTCCACAGGAAGGCCACTTCATCGGGGATGGCCTCGCCGTCCTGGTTCAAGACCTCCAAAGGGGTCGTTGCAGCGTTCGTCGCGATAGCGATAATGCAGCGGTAGGCCACTGCACTGTTTCGCCAACCCGAGCCCAGGTCAGCACGCCATTGATACAGGCCGTCCGGACCCATGGTTACGTGCAGGCCCTCTGGCCCGACGTGACTCACGACTCCAACGGCGAACCCGTCATCCATGCCCGGTGGCACGGACCGACGCGACAACGCCCTACTAACTCGGTCTGCCGTCGAGAAAGCAACACGTATAATCGCGCCGATCCGGCCTCCCCTGGGCTCGTTCGGGGAGCTCATTACGCGACGTCCGCCATTCCGCGCCTCCGGAAGAATAGGTGAGTCATGGCCCACACCAGCGCGTCAAGCCGATCGGGGGAGAGACGATCCTCGGAAGTCCAGGTGGTCATCTGGTCTTCGAGCTGCGGATGAATGCCCACGTGATGGCAAAGTCCGCGTTCGTACAACGTGCTGATTGGTTCGGCACGCAGTCTCTTACCTCGGCTTGCGGTGACGGGTCTGTATCTCACACCTCTCGGCAGACGCTCTGACTCTAGTGTTGCTTTCACCATCTCGCCGCCGTTGTTGACTTCGGCGACGATGTAACCCGCTCCCCATGCTAGAGCCGCCTGAATGGCGGTTCGAGCCCAGTCATGTGGAGTGTAGTGGCCGCTTAGATCAGCCAGCACAAAGCCTTCTTCTTCTAGCTTACCACAGACGATGATGCCGGTCTCGTCCCCACCGTATGTCACGGCCGGGTCGATGGCTACCACGACCTCCATACGCCTGAGGAAGGGGGAGACGCGCTCCATGTCTGCTCTGTGCTCGTCGATCAAGTCCAGAGTCCAGAGCGCGCCCTCAACATCTTCGAGGTACTCGCCCATCAGCTCCTGTCGACCCAGGCGCGTGTCCTGGTACTTGCCCAGGACCTGCTCGGCGAAGACGGGGGCTAGGTTGTGCAGGTTCTCGTAGGTGGTCCCACTGGTCATCACCGTGGTGGGAGAGAATCTCAATTGGCGGATCTCGGCACGCGGCCGGGGAGTCGTCGTAACGGCGACCCGAGGGGACTTGCCCAGCCGCATGCCGAGTCGATAGTTGGTAATCACTTTATCTAGGTTGGCGAATGTCGCCAGCTCGTCGACCCAGCCCGTGTGGTGCTGCGGACCGCGCAGCTGGTCGGGCTCGTCCGACGAATAAGCAAACGCGACGCCTCCGTTATCGAAGACGACGCGTCGTTTGGAGGGTTGGTAGTCCGGTCGCTCGGAGCGCCGATACACGCTCAGTAAGCCGGACTCGCCCTCTATCATCACATCTCGTACGTCAGCCGCCGTGCGGCCTATTAACGCGGCGCGGTGACCCCGACCGATCTGCATATTCCGTTCTTTAACGAACTGCGCCCCGGTCCGGGTCTTGCCCCAACCGCGCCCCGCCATAATGAGCCACTCCAGCCACGGCACGTCTACCGTGACCGGAGCGGCCTTGCGGGGATCCCTAACTACCCTCGGCATGTCGGGCGGGGGTAGCTGGTTCCATCGTGCGTGGGGGGCAACCCACTCATCGTGCGGCTTGCCGTCACAGAAGGGCCGATCGCAGCGCCACATGATGCGGCGACGCTCGATCTCCTCCTCCAGACGGTCTCTCAAAGCCGCCTTCCGTTCAGAGTCCCAACCGCGCCATCGACCGCCCCCAGGGCCGTAGCCCTGGGTCCAGTCGGTGAACGCCGGTCCACTCATTCGTCGATCGTTGTATCCGCCTCGCTACCCAGCGGGGGAGCGAGTTGCATCATCAAAGCTTCGATCTCCTGGTCCATGGTGTCGCTGTACTTGACGTCCAGCTTCACTGGCATGTCCAGCCCGAACATGCGTGCGCGCCGTTCCTTGATGCGGAGCATCGTGGCAACGGCGTCTTGCTTCTCGGCGAGGGTGGTTGCACCCGACTCGATGATCAGCCACTGGAACCTCTCCAGCCGGTCGAGACGGTCGCCCTCCATCTTGCGGATTGCTACCCGGGTCTCCTCGGGGATGCGGTCCTGGATCGCACGCTCGATGCGTGAGCGCACGGTGGGGATAGAGCAGTGCTGGATCTCGGCGATGTCGGCAATGGACCAGTGCTTGAGCCGAAGTTCTAGCGCCTCCTTCTCGGCATCGACCTGCGCAATGCGCTCGATCGTTCCGCTCGGGTCGCTAGGATCCGGATACGTACTCACGCCGCCCATTCTAGCAGGCGATTTGGCAGCGGCACAAGACCCCCGGCCAGGCCGGGCGCGCGATCCTTCAAAAAGGGTATTCGAAGAGGCTAGTCCTCGGGTAACAGCGCGTCCATGGCGCGCAAGTGCTGCAACGCTTCGTACTGGCCCTCGGTGAAGTCTTTGTCACCCATGATCACAAACTGGGCCGGGCGACTGTAGCCCATGACGTCGGGTAGGCCGGTTACCCAACGCCACTGATAGGGCCGCAGTTCGTTGTCCTCGGCCCAGCTCTTGGCCCAGGTGTAGGTCGGTGCAAATACCAGAATCATCCGCCACCCGCCATCGCGTCGACCACCAGCACCAGCGAGAATATCAGGCCAAACACCCCGAGCCAGGCCGCCGCGTTCATCACCGTGGGCCAAACGCGTTGCGGTAGGCGTCGGTAGCGATTACCCCGACTCGCTCCACCCACCGGTCCTGGTCCTTGTCCGGATCGAACGACGTGAGCAGGTCGTCCCGCAGCGGGAACGAGGCTACCGCTCGGCCGATCTCGCCCAGCGTGTCCGCATCGACGATCGTGAGTGTGACGACTACCGGTCGCTTCATCAGTTGCTCACCCATCTGGTGTACCGGTGGTTCGGCGCGGTCTGCGAGAGCAGGAACAGATGGTCTGCACATGCCCAGTCGCAGTAGTCCTCGCCGTCCCACCAGATCTCACCCGCGACGGGTTTGTCGCAGGTGCCTGTCGTAGGGTTGCCGATCCGGCACTTGCCGTGCATCGGTCGGGCGACCGGGACGAGCGTGATGTTCTGGATCACGACCACACCACCGCATCCTGGCCGACGGCCTTGTTGATGGCCTTCTGCAGGCCCACGCGCTCGATCCGGCTCATCACCCGAGTCGGCAGGGTGACGTCCCAGCGGGTCACGCCCTCCAGAAACTTGACGACGTTGCCGCCGCCGTGCACGTTGATCAGGACGGCCTGGGCGGTGTCGGCGTTGTCGACCACCTCGCCATTGCGGAGGATCTTGACTCCGTACGTGACCTTGCTGTCCATTGCACTCTCCCCGTTTGGTTGTACTTCCAGTATACCAGGCTGGGGTACCCCGCGCAACCCCAACCTGGTATGACCTGGGTCACCCCGATTGCCTCCGACGCGACGGCAGGTGCAGGGGCAGCGAGTTGAGGATCTGTACGGTCCGCGCGGGCGAAACCCGTTCGCTGATTACGATCCCCCACTCCTCGACC